AGCATAAAGAACCTTACCCGCTCCGCTCGATGCCGTGCCGATAGCAACGTGGGTGATGGTTGCGCCAGTAACTCCGCATTGAGCAAACTGAGCAAGAGCGGCGTTTTCGGCAGCTCCGCTTGCAACCGTCCATCCACCTGCTGTTCTCGCTACTGCGATACGGGCATAGTTGGTGTAGCTGGTTTCGTTGGTAAGCTGTGATCCACCTAGTCCGGGGTCTGCTGTGTGCAAACTCAAGTAAAGGTTGGCGAGCGGTGAAGATGTATCGTTCTCCGCGATGTCTGCGATTGCCGTAGCATTGAAGATCAAGGCTGCGAGATCGTTGCTGAATGTGGTTGATTTAGGCATGATTTTAGTATGTTAATTTTGTTAAATAGGGACACCGCGGGTTGCTAGTAATCCTGATAGAGTTGGGGTTGAGAATGAGCTAAAAAATTGATCTAGTGTTGAATCGTATGGAGAAGGGACTAGCCGATAATAAGTAGTTGATCCGTATTCATATTCATAAACTTCTCCATCCGCTATTGTGTCGATCAATGTTGGCTCTGAAGTCCATGAGTCTTTTAATGTTACCCATCCGGAAATTCCTGTAGATTCTCCGACCTCCATGATTTGAACAAGGATTTCAGGCGGTTCAGAAACACTTAGATCATAGGTTATTTCAGCGGGTATTTCTACATTTATTGATGGAGTTGATTCAACCGATACTGTAATTGAATCGCTGTTTGGTTGGTCTACCGTTACTGATATTTCTGGCGGTTGTGTCACCGAGACTGATACTTCAATCGTAGATTCAACACCTACATCTATTGATGGAGTTTCATTAATCGTTGCGGTAATGGGATCTGGCATCAGTTAGATGTGACCCCTCTTTCCACTGTTATTGTTCCTTTTAGAATTGTTAGTTTTTGGCCTGTCGATTCAATCCACACCTCTAAATCATAGTAAAGTGTCCCTATTGACCAAGATGATGTATCAGCAGGCTCAATTGTTACTATATTATTATCGCCCCCTGTAATAGTGGCTTGTGGATTAGCCCCGCTTGAGTCCCATTTTTTCACTAGCAATCCAGATGCGTTTCTAAACTCCATCTTCGCCCGTGTAATTGAAATTGCGGTCGATCCTTGCGTTATAGTAGCAACATTTCTTCCGGCGAAAGTGTCTCCGGAGGTTACATCAGGGAAATTGTAAGTCGCTGCCATATTTAAAATCTAGTAAAAAACCCGCCCCGATTTCTCAAGGCGGGTTTTCCGAACTACGAACTACGAACCTGAGATTAATTAGCCCAACACGATTGCGGCGTGTTCTGGTTTCTTAGCAACCCAGCCCCAAAGAGCGTGGAGGCGATAGAGAACCATGCCGTCACCCGGATAGACGCGAAGGTCAAAGCTGATGCCCGTGCGAGGGTCAGTGATAACTTCGTGGTCGATTGCGAGGTCGCCCGAAGATGGGAACACTGGCAGACGGGTTGCGAGCAAGAGTGCATCCGAACTGAATGCAAGGTTGCGGGCGGAAGTTGCGTTGACGGTCACTGCGGTGTTGTCTGCGACAGCAGCAACCAAGCCCGGTGCGGTGATGGTGAGGCTTCCACCGGAAAGGGCGGTTGCGACAACATACTTGTGTGATCCGATGGTGATGATGTCACCTGCAAGGATAGTGCCGGAGCCGGTATCAACAGTGATCGTGGTGTCACCGATAGCGAACGCTGCGTCCGTCTGATAGCTTGCGCCAGTTCCTGCGGTTGCGTTGTTGATCTGTGCAGACTCACGAACGCTGAATCCGTGGAGGTTGAGCAATTCACCATCGCGCAAGGTCATGCTGTTACCAGCTTCGTTTGCTTTGGTAAGTTGACCAAGTGTGCGGAGTGCTGCGCCTGCGCTGGTATTGATAACCATCGAACGGCCAGAAGTTGGCGCGCCGTTGTCATCAAGAATCTTGCGAGCTTGTGCGGCATCAGCAAGGGTGGAGGCGAAAGGAGTCGTGCCAGCGGTTCCGTATGCACGGGATGCGCCAAGTGCGAGAGCATCGCAAACATCGTTTTCCATTTCATTAACAAGAACGCGGAATGCTTGTGCGATCTGGTCTTGTTGAATGTTGAGGAAGCCCGGTCCTTGGTCAACCGAATAACTTTCTTCGCCAGTCCAAGAGAAAGCAGCATATTTGTTTTTGCTGAGAGTCAGGCTGGAGTTAGCGATGGTTTGGTTGACAGCAGAAGGAACGGCCATGCTAGGAGTATAGCTGGAGGTCGTGTTGACTGGTGCTTTGTGGATGCGGAGAGTTTGGTTAGATGCCACGCGGTCAGCGGAAGCGTCACGTTGAACTCCGGGAAGTGCGCCGACAAGTTCGCGGGACACTACGTCGAGTGCTGCATAAACATCGGGGATTAGATTGGTGAGGGTGTTAGCCATGATATTAGTTTAGTTAGATTGAGAATTATTGGTTTGAGATTGTGCCGTTTTTATGGCGGAACTCGACTTTTTCCTTATCGGAAAGTTTAGAGTGTTCGTCTTGAGATAGGATGAGACTTACTTCGGCGGGTTTTTCTTCCTGCTTGGTTTCGTCTGGTTTAAATTGTTTCGGTTTAGCCGACATGTTACTTGATCTTGCCTCCGTTTAAGCAGAAGTCGGATTTTTGTTTAGGGCGCATCGCGTTGAATGCTTCGCGGCTCACTTCTTTGATTGCCACTACTTTTTCTTCCACGATTTCCTCAACTGGCTTGTGACCGCATTTAGCCATTTCCTCGGTTACGAGTGCTTGGAGTGCTTCAGGTGAAGATTTGGATTCAGCTTCTGCGAGCTTGGTTTCGAGATCGGCTTTTTCAGCTACGATTTCATCATGTTTCTTGGTGATAGACTCAAGCTCATCCTTAAGATCAACGATTTGTTCGGCTTGGTCTGCGATGGTTTTATTAAGCGACTGAATTTCAGCAACTTCACTTTCCAATCTAATTACCTCTGCCTCTGCTGAAGCTAGCTTGTCTTTAAGTTCTGTGCGGGATGAAAACATGATTGTTTTTGTTAGAATGATTACTTGTTAGAATATTCTGTTAGATATGGCAAGATAAATTATTCAGATATTGTCACGATAGCTTTTTCTATCCCTCCAATGTCGTCAGATAGTCCTAACTGGATTGCTTTATCGCCCGAATACCATCCCGCTTTCCATACTTCGTCCGACAACTCAACGCCTGATTTGCTGCGTCCGTTTTTAACTGCTTCAACAAAAGACGCGCCTGCGTTATTGATGGATTCTTGAAGGAATGAAATTTGCTCGTCGTTAGGCTCTAAGTGAAAAGTGCTTTTAAGTGTAGCTCCCTCGCTCACTAAGGCTTTGAATTCAACTCCCATAGCCTCCCAATAACCTGTTAGGTCTGCCCATGTTAGAATCGCGCCGACGTTGCCGATTGTCGCGCTTTTACCGGATACGATATAATCAGTTTGTGATGCGATCCAATATGCCGCACTACAAGCCATCCATTCGCAGTAAGCAGCGGTTGGAAGATCAATAGAAGCAATCATTTCTGCTGTTTCCACGCATCCAGCAACCGTTCCTCCGCCTGAATCAATGTGAAACACGATTCCTTTAACGGATGGGTCTAATTTAGCTATTTGGATGTTATCCTGAACCGATTGATAGCGGGTAACTAAGCCTAGCTCCTCATAAATAGAAGGGCATTTGTGCATTAACCCGCCTTTGACTGGAATAATCGCAACCTTGCCTCCTTCCACTTGAGCAAATCGCATTTCTGACTTCATTGGGAAATATGAACTCCTCCAATCCTCGGCGGTTTCTCCGATGCTAGCACAAGCCATTGTGAAGGACTTGAATCTATCCTCGTCCATCGCCCAAATTTCGCCGCTCATAGCTGCAATCATGCCTAATTTATCAATCTTCATCTTCTGTTTCTTTCTCTTCTTGAGTTTCTTCTGTTTCAGTTTCTTTCATGTCGTTAGGTGTGAACATGCCCTTGATCCGTTGGTCTAGTTTCACACCTTTTGACTTCTCAGCTTCGATGAACATTAGTTCCTTGTCGGCTGCGCGGTTAAATCTGCTACGATAATGCTCGTCATGGTCTTTGCCGAGGTCGCTAAGTAAATCCTCATCATTGAGAACGCCGGCTCTCCATAGCTCCAAGTTACTTTTCGAAACCCTGCCGTCATCAACTGTTAGTTTTGGCGGTTTGCTGAATGACCATCTCCACCAATCAGGGGTGTCTTTAACTCTGCCAAGTTTGACGAGTTTCTTGAATGCGTAGCCGATGATGATGCGAGCTTCTTTTTCGAGAATTGCCTGCATATCCTCAACTGTTTGGCGAGCTTGCATGATGTCTCTGCGCTCTGCTGTGCCACCGCCTCGGCTTGCCCCTTCCCAAATGAATGAGAACGGCCAAGGAACACCCGAACAAAGTTTGCGAATCATCCTGTCGCCGAATGACTCCCATGTTTCGCCGGGTGTGTCGTGCTTGACGCTTTCTAGTTTAAAGCCTGAACCTGCTCTAACGGTTTTGTAGATGCCTCCGAAAAGCGTATTAGTGGTTGTTTGGGTATTTGTCGAAGGGGTGGTTGTTCCTCCATCTTCGTTGAAATAGGTCTGAGTTGGATTTTCAGGGATGCCTGATTCGTTATGCTCAATGAGCGTGTGCGATGATCTAGCGAGCATGTTCAATCTCTCCCATTCGTGAGCTTGTAGTGCGTCTCGGCCATCGTTTAGAGCGTGGCTCAAAGCGGGATAGCCGCGCCCAGCTTCGGGGTAGTCGGAATCCATCGAATGCTTCAGGAATGAGGATGAAATATCCATGTCTTCATCGGCGGTTTCACC